TGGGGAAATAATTTATCCTGATAGCTTTAATCTGAGAGATTACGCTAGTGATCTACAATTCCTACAAGCAGCTAAAGCTAGTGGTGTTCCTTCAGATAGTTTTGCTAAAGAAGTAGACAAACAAATTGCTAGAGCCGTAGTAGATGATGATGAAAAGATTAGCACTATTGATGATGAGATAGATGCGAAAGCTGCACCTATCGGTCAATTCTCTACACCAACTATTGAGGGTGAAGAAATTGAAGAAGCGTAAAGTTCCTAAAGATAAGAAATCTAAAGTACCTAAGAAGTATTTATCAGGTCTTAAAGGTGCTAAGAGATCCAGACGAGCATCATTAATTAAGAAAGTTGCATCACTATATAAAGCAGGTAAACGCATTCCCATGGGATTATTAAGATCAAGGACTAAAGCATAATGGCAGTAAGAAGAAAACCATTATCAGCTACAGTTAAAGCCACCTTACAAAGAAAAGCAAAGGCATCTAAAAGATATACTTATGGAACACTAGCTAAAGTGTACCGCAGAGGACAGGGTGCTTTTTTATCATCTGGTAGCCGTAGAGTACCTATGGCGGCATGGTCTATGGGTAGAGTAAACTCATTCCTTAGAGGTAGTCGGAAACACGACTTAGATCTACGCAAAAAGAAAAAGTAAAAGGTAGAACAGTATCTACTACTGATTTCTATAATTGGTCACATCAGCAACATGGTGAAAAGAAATGCTTTTGCGGTAAGTTCGCAAGTATCGGTTTTAATTACAGATATGGTATGTTAGAACTACTATGTTTTAAACATTACGAAGAAAGGATAAGCCAATGCCATACGGAAAAGGTACATACGGATCAAAAGTCGGTAGACCAAAAAAATCAACTAAGTCTAATATGAAGAAGAAAAAGAAAAAGAAATAATGGCTAAATATAGAGGTCGCCAAGTCAAGCTGAATAAGCCTTTTAGAACACCCAGTAAAAGCAAGAAATTTGGTGTTTATGTGAAGGATAAATCCAGTGGAAATGTCAAAGTAGTGAGATTTGGCGATCCTAAAATGAAGATAAAAAAGAACATTCCTGCTAGACAAAGGTCATTTTTGGCTAGAATGGGGGGTGTTTTAAAGCAAGTACGAGGTCAAAAGACATTATCCCCTGCCTATTGGTCAATTAGGGCATGGAAAAAAAACTTTCCTTTATAGTAATTTAGGGGTTGCAATTTAGTTATAATTTCTTTATAACTGTATTTATGAATACAGGAGAAACTAAAATGCAAATCAAAGTAAAAGATCACCCACATTGGGCAGGTACTTCTTTTCAAGTAAACATCAATGGAACTAAATTCCCTAAAGAAAGAGGAGTATGGTATCAACCAGTTGGTGAAACTGATGATGAGAAAGAAGCTAAAGCTATTGAAATGGCTAAAGCTGAATATGCAGGTAAGTATCTTTCAAGAGCAGGTTTTATTTATGAATCTGAGGAAGAATATAACAAAATTTTTAACAAGGAGTGGGCATAGCCCACTTCTCAGGAGGTAATCCTGTATTTACTAAGTAGCCATTTCATTATATACAAAATGGAATGGCTACCAAACAAGAGATACTATCCAAACTAGCTGCTTCTCACGAACAAAGAATATCCAAAGTTCTTTTTGATCTTGAAGAAGATATTATTGCTCAATTACAAAGAGCCACAGATGGAGTGCCGCTTACTACCCAATTAGCTATTCAGCTAAGACCAAACCTAAAAACATTAATAGAACAGAATTACCTTAAAGAAGGTACAAAGATTATCTCAGAATATGATGAGGTAGTTAAATCCTTTATGGACTTTACTAGGACTGTTCCTGATAACTTAGTTTCACCTAAATTTAAAACCCTAACCAAACCTGATCTAGTTTTAATCAATCAATTAAAACAGTTATCCTTTAGTGGGTTTGAAGATGTAGCCAATAGATTTCTTGATACGATTGCTACAGAGATATATTCATCCGCAGTCACAGGGAAACCATTTGCTCAAGTAGTAGAGAATATCAGAGCATCTGTTAATGGTGTCTATAGACGTAGTAATGAAGCTGCAGTCAATAGATTAGTTAGCATTGTAGAAGAAAATAGATACTCAGATGATCCTATAGCTAAAAAGAAATACTTAGACGCAAGAAAAATACTTCATAGTAAATATGCTTCTGATATCAGAGGTGAGAATATGCGGAAGTACGCATCACAAATAGCACATGACAGTATTATGCAGTTTGATGGGCAGTTCACTAAATACAAAGGTCAAGAAGCAGGAATAAATACATACAAATATACTGGCACAAATATTACGACCACTAGACAATTCTGTAGAGCCAACCTTAATGAAATAAAATCAGAGGAAGAATGGAGAGATGTATTTACTGGCAACTGGAGAGGTAAATCAGGATCAGATCCTTTTGTGAACAGAGGTGGGTATAGATGCCGCCATAGTTTAATCCCCTATGATCCTGCATGGGATGCAGACGAAGAAGTGAAGAAAGAAATAAACAAAGTTAAAGATAAAACTAACATAACAAAATCATCATATAAAAAACCAATAAAAAAAGAGAATATTAATGTTGTGAGTGCAGGTATAATTCAAACTGAATTAGCAAAAAGAATAGTTAAAAATGCTAATGATAAAAAGTACCCTAGATTTGATGATGGGGAGGGATATCCAATCAGATTCTATAATAGTTTAGGTAAAGATGGGGAAGTTAGTCTTTTTGGATTAAATGATAAAGCCGCTTCATATGTTGCATCAGTCATGGATGAAATAGATGAATTGTGTGATGCTTTAAAAATACCAAAAATAAGAGGTATTGCTATGACTAATGATGCTATTGCTATGATGGGTGATGGTATACTATATCTAAATCCAAAATATTTTAATGACTTCATAGGAACGACTACTAAAAGAGTATCTAATTATAAACTAGGCACATATAAAATAACAAGTAGGAGAAAAGTATTAGGTCAAGATGTACCTCATAATGCTTTTGAATATTTTGAGGATGAATTAGATAAAATTAGAAATACGATTTATCATGAACTCGGACACCATGTATCTCAATATCTTAACGCAAATTTAGAAAATTATAAAAAATTAGGAATGAAATATTACATGACTTACAGGAATGGATATAAGAGAGTAAGAGGTAAAATATATTCTACAAGATACATGTTAAAAGAAACGGAGGAATGGAACGCAGAAAACTTCAGTCTTTATCACATGAATAGAAAAGACTTAGTTGATCCAAAATGGATAAAATATTATGAGGAGCAAATAAAATGAGCAAATATTTAGATGAAAGTTATGACATTATAGAAAAAGATAATTTAACAGTAATTGATTATTCTAGGATGAAAGAACTAAGAAAATTAATACCCCAAGAAGATGAAGTTGAGTTTTTAGGTAATTATGAAACTTTTTATTCCAGACTACCTGAGATAGCTGAGAAAACAGGTGGGTACAATTTCCTTGAAGAAGAAGATAAATAAATATATCTCTTAAATAAATAACTAACAAAGGAGTTATAATTATGTCTGACGAGAATAAAACGGAACAGGTGGAACAATCAACTACTGAAACAGTAGAAGCTAAACAGGAACAACCAGTAGAACAACCTAAACCAAGTCAATTTGATATTGATAAGGTCGTTAAAGACAGACTTTACAGACAAGAGAAACAATTATTAGAATCTTTAGGTGTTAATGACATAACTGAAGCTAAAGCAGCTATTGAAGAACGCAAAAAGGTTGAAGAAGAAAAGCAGCTAGAGCGAGGTAAGTTTGATGAGGTAATGAAGAAGAAAACCTTAGAGTATAATGAGAAACTATCCAAGTTAGAGCAAGAACTCAAAAGCGAGAGAGTTGATAAGCAATTAATCAATGCTGCTTCTAAACATAGAGCGATTTCACCTGATCAAATCAAAGAGTTAATGAAAAGCCAAGTGCAACTAAATCAAGAAGGCAAAGTAGAAGTGCTTGATAATTCTGGAACTCCTAGATATAACAAAGAAGGCGACTTGCTGACTGTTGATGAGGCAGTGCAAGAGTTTTTAACGCAGAACGCACACTTTCAAAGCGCAACTCCTGCAGGGAGCGGAAGTGTTAGTAATGTGGGAAAGTCAACTACGCAAAAGACTTTAAATGTTGCGGACTTAGACATGAGTAATCCTGAAGATCGCAGAATGTATGCGGAATATCGCAAACAGAGAGATTCAGTCACTCAAATTAAACTAAACAAATAACTAAAGGAGTTATAACATGGCAAACGAAAGTACCAGTTCAACGTTAAGTGAACTATATACAGAAATCGTTGCTGAAGCTGAGTTCGTAATTCAAGAGCAATCTATTATGAAGAACTTAGTAAAGAACTACACTATCGCAGGTGGCGGTAAGTCTGTGGAAGTTCCGATTTATTCAGCAATAGCAGCAGCAGCAGTAGCGGAAGCAACTGATCTGTCAAATACTGCAGTTAATCCGTCATCAGTGACAATTACTGCATCAGAAGTAGGTGTAATGACTACACTTACTGATCTAGCAAGAAACTCAGCACCAAGAAATGTTGCTGCAGATATTGGTAGATTATTTGGTGAAGGTATCGCCAAAAAAATGGATGAGGATCTAATCGCATTATTTGATGGTTTCTCAACCACACTTGGTGATGGAACTGGAGCAATAGCTGCTTCATCTATCTTCAATGCAGCATCAACACTAAGAGCAGCAGGATTACCTGTTAATGAGTGTTATGCAGTATTACACCCTAAGATTGCTTATGACTTAAAAGCAAACTTAACAAACACATTTGCAAATCCAAATGCAGGTGATTTACAGAACGAAGCACTACGCTCTGGTTTCGTAGGTCAAATTGCAGGTATTAGCGTATTTGAAACTTCAAATATGGCTAACACTGGTACTGCAGGTGATTACAAAGGTGCGATATTCCATAAGGATGCTTTAGCACTAGCCATGATGCAGGACATCAAGATTGAAACTCAAAGAGATGCTTCTCTAAGAGCAGACGAGATTGTTGCTACTGCCGTTTATGGTGTAGGCGAATTGCATGATTCTTATGGTGTAGAATTACACTTTGATTCATCAATCCAGTAGTATATGCTTGTGGGTGGGGTTTATCCCCACCTGCTAAGGAGATTTTATGACTAAATTAGTTAAATTAAAAAAAGGCGATAAAATAATCACAAGAACAAAATTTGATTGGGAAAAAAATTTAATCCATTGGAAATTAAGAGGGTTTGATCTAGTAGATAATAAACCTACTGAAGATAAACCAAAGAAAACTAGGAAGAAGAAAGAAGATTAATGGCAACCACAGAATTTTCAGTAGCAATAACAGATATTAAAAATTATGTTCCAGATATAGAGGAATATGGATTACTGGATAGCAATAATGATTTTGATGCACCCTTACAACAAGCTGAGAATGATGTTATTAGACAGATTAGAGAAGAATGGTGGGAAAGATACCGCCATACAGTTAGATACAAAGATATTACTAAAGTCACTACACTAGAATTAGATAGTTCTAAATTAACAAATGCACAATGGACTAGAAGTGTAGTTTATAAAGCACTAGCAGAATATATTTATCCTATCTTGACTAAATGGAAAGACCCACAAGGTGGTGACGGACAAGATGCTTTCCAAGTACAAATGGCACATTACAGAACAAAATATTCAGAGGAGT